CTCGCCAGTCTATCTATGGTCAACATATCACGCAGGACTCGCGTCTTTACGACGTTTGTCCACGTGTCAGAGACCATACCAATTTTGTAGAATTCCATACATGACCTATTTACATTTGGTGTATGTGTGTGAACAGTGTGAGAGTGAACGACCGAATCAGATGAGTTTCGGCAGACGACCACCATTCGCACGTCTTGCTCTTTGGAGAGCGGCCCTACGGACGTTTGGATCCTGCATACGCATGACAGACTTCGCTATCATTTCGTTCAAGCGTTGTTCGTGCTGCTTCTGCATACGACCGACAATGGCTTTGTCTTTCCCTGTCTTTGTCTTGCCACGAACTTCGTTGTCAGAATTGAATTTGCGTGCCAATAGAGGAACTTTCCTGATCATTCCCGCTTGCGTCAAACGAGACAGAACTTTCGCCTCTTCTGATCCACCATCTCCAGACTCGTCACCGAACCCATCGTCACTGCCACCAAAGCTACCGCCACCTTCATCATCTTCTTCAGGTGGCGCGACACCGATCGCGTCAGCTTTGATACCGGTCAATGCCGCCAGTTTCTTCTTGATGATCTTGTCTTGTTCCAAATCTTGGTAGAGAGAGTTGAGGTCAACCTTTGCTGCGGCTGCCCACATACGAAGAGGAATCGGGAAACCTTTTTCAGATAGACTTCCCAGAAGTTCCATCATGTTCTCTTCGGGCTTTACTTCAAGACTCTTGTGCCATCTGACAGTAGGAATGTCCAGATCGTTGTGATTCGATAACTGGAATTGAAGTCGATTTCTTGACTCAGTGTTTACTTCTTTCCCTGGTTTGAAGAAGTCATTGGAAACTGCAATGATTGGGAAGATCTTGTTGGTCAGCGTTTCGTACGTGATGTTGGACCTCAGCGTATCAGTGTTCTCCATGAACACAGACATGCCGGACTCAACGTTTGAGTATGTTGAATCACCTGACAAAAATGCTTCTGAGATGCCAAGAGCTCTCAGCTTATATGGTGTCAGAGTGTCAATCTGATCGGTCCACTTCCAGAAGTCGCCACCACTTCGAACCTCAGTCGCTGTCACGTTGTTTCGTGTTCCAACCACAGCACCCAACGGATCCTGGTCTGCCAGTTGGAATTGATTCACAGTCTCTGCCATCTCTTCAGGTGTGAATTCGTGGGTATCATCACCCATTGCAACGTGCAGCATGGCGCGCACACGACGTTGAGCCTCCACCAATGTGCTGCGATAGAGAGTTCGCTCGATCAGATAAATCGGCAACATGCGTTTCAACCAGGAGATTGGAACGGAGCCTGGAATGGTTCTGCGAGCGATGTACAAAGCAGTGAGTGGATCAAGTTCAAAAGCTGGTTCTTGTAGAACCTGCAGCAGAGAACGAGGTAGCACTGATCTGAGCGACTTCGCTTGGCGATTGTCACTTGTAATGAATCGACGCAGCATTTCACTGGTCTTCACTGTGATGATCGGATCAAGTCCCTGCAAAGCTGTATGTTCCACAGTGCAATCATCGATAGGATAGTTGATCATGTCGATGAACACCTTCTCCTTCTGGTGAAAGATCAGGCTGGAACAATACTCACCATCCACCAGATATCCAAGTGTCACGCTAGGCATCAGTTGACGGATGTTCAGGCGTACCATTGATTCTGTGTATTTGTCGATCCGATCTTGATCAACTCCGGTCAATGTGAAATCGCTGTAAGGGAAGGTGGACAACATGTCGGCAGCTGATCCACCTACTGCATCGTAATAGTAGATATCACGATACAGCTGTCTGAGAGATTGTTCGTTCTGTGGAACCAATCCAGTCAACAAACCAACTTGTTGACTCATCCCTCCAGTGGAAACCTGCAGACTAGTGGAACCGGAGTTGAACCCGCCACCCAAGGCAGACCCACCGAACACAAAAGCTTCTTCTTTCGATCGTGTGCTTAGAACTGCGTGACTCGTTGCGCGTTGCTGCACAGGAGTAGATCGCAAAGCGTTTCTTCCTGTCACAGAGTAGCGACGGTTTTCGTTGAACATGGACGGTCCTTGTGATATTTCGTTTAGCTGATTGTTACGGTCACAGGTTCTGGGTCTCGAATAGGCATCACTACCGAATCATTCAGACACACGTAGACAGGAATCCCGTTTGCTTTACTGATCTTCATTGTTTCATCACAAATAGGACATACGCCTTCTTTTAGATTTTCTACACGCGCAGTGACTTCTTTGTTTTTGTTATCCACACCAGCTCCTTCAATTGTTTTGTTCTGGTTTACAAGGTCTGTCAGCGGGGTCTTCATCACGTTTGGAATGATGCGTTCCATGGGGTAATCCTTCTGTTCAATGCTAGGCGTCTATGACATCAAATTAATCAACTACGGATTAATTATCACCACCTGTTGACTCGTATGATTGGAGACCGACTTGGATTCCGTCCCTGCTGCATAGTTAGAAACATGTTCAAACGATTGTTTGATGATCCAGCAACATAGGTCGAACGTGGAGTGGTAATTGGTCCGACGCGACTAGACCTCCCAATACCGATTGCTCCTGTAGTCAGCGGACGAGTAATGGAAGCAGTCATTTTCATGATTGCCTCTTTGATCTTCTCATCCAGTATGCGGCTTGTTCCAAGAACCAATGCTCTGAATATATCATCGGTGTAACCATCACCCTTGATCACTGTCTTTCCCATGTCCTTCACGGTTATCATCTGGAATAACAGGTGTGATGCTGGTGATCCAAGGAAATACTCTGGGTACTCGGTAACGCGTCGAATCTTTTCTCCCTCAATCTCCAGTTTCGGCAATATCATCTTGCCTTCTTCCAGATATGATTTTGCCTGAATGAAGTCAACGTACCGGACTGAGTACTGTTCGGCTACAAGTCCTTGTTGCACAAAGTCTTCCACTGCAGTGTCAAGAACCACGATAGAATTCCAACGGTCAGCAAACAAGAACCTGACATTGAAGTCCTTGATCAATGGTTTCAACACGTTCCTGTAGATCATCGGATAATGCAACATGTGACCTTTGCGCGGTTGAATTTCAACACACACTGGCACATTGATTATCAGGCTCTCTTTCTCACCTACACGAATCTCCTGTAGTTGAAGGATCGTCACTGCAAAGCTATTGTTCGTCAATCCAGCGTCAATGGACATCAAGCTGGCAGGGCACGGTGCTGNNGGACCNGACACCATCAGNTTCCCGCCTTGCCTCATTTGATTGTTGATTCTCTTGGTCATCGTGACAACACTTGCACGATTGGGACCAATGAATGCACGTTCTGCTTCACTTTGNANAATGAACGTCTTGGCGTTCAGTGGAGGATTCGCTCCATAGTCACGTTCAGCTGCGACAGGATCCTTGCGATACGCATTGACAATTCTCTTCGATGTACGTGGCAGGAAGGGACTGATCTCCCAAGTAGGAAGACGCATTGCCAGGTTCGTATCGGAGTCCTTGTTCTCTTCAACCAGACGCGTGATCTTGTCTGATTGATTTGATGGAGATGACACATTAATCGCGTATGCTTGCAGGAAGCGATTGTGCCCACGTTGATAGAGATACGAAAACTCTTCACGCAGCGTCAGCAACGAACGATCAAGAGCGTCATACACGCCATCGGCGTTAGCACGTTCACGATCGTCCTTCTCATCACCTGAAGTTGGGAACCATCCAAGTTCATCGATAACACTTAGGGCACGAGTCCGTCCACGAAGACCCCGCTTCGAAGGACCCGCTGGAGCCAGTTCGATGTTCTTGTGTGAGTATCTGAGATATTCAGCTTTCTTACGGTAGAACTCTATTCCGTGTAGTTCTCCGTAATGATCGAGCATCTTATTGTATTCACAGTTATGAACGTTCATACCGTTCGCAAAGTAGTTGTGAGTATCTCGCACTTCAATGTCATAAACATGTCGTGCCCCAACCGATTGGATCGACTTTACTTTGGAAAGTTTAACCTCTTTGCCATCAATGATAACGCTCTTAATTTGCACGATCAATCTCCAAATACTTGCCGGTCCAGCCTCGATGTGATGCTTGTTTTCCTCGAACAGCACGTGACATGCAGCTTTGAATCAGATCGTGTTTCCTGCAAAAAGCTGTCAGGTCTTTGCCAGTGTACTTCTTTCCACTAGGTGAAACGACAACAAAACGTTTTGTTCTGGATTCAAAATCAGAAGCTGGTCGCTTCCGACCCTTGAGTTTCTCCGACGTTATCCTGCGACCAACATCGTTTTCTTTAGTGCGACCAATCTTAGAAGCAGAAACTCGTGCGTACCCTTCGTTGTTGAACTTGTTACGACCGCGGATCTTCTGTGAAGCACGTTCTTGTCCTCCGTTTGCTATTTTCTCGTTTTTGTTTTGTTCCATAGTGATGAAACGACAATTACCCCATTCATAATCACCTGTGTCGCCTATACGACCCATCTGATAATTATCTACAGAAGTGCGCCCTATTTGAGAAGGCTCTTTTAGACCAGCCTTCTTTGCCAACTTGATGTATTGTCTGAATGACAGACACATGTTAACATTTCTCTTAACTGCACTAGATCTTAAGTTCTGATATTTGTATCGCCACTCTTTTTCATAGCGAACGTCGAAAGCAAACTTTTTCAGGACTGCAGTAGCTTCGTCTTCCCTCACAGGATGTGTTTTGTTGTAGTTGGTCATTCTGTCATCACGTAATCGTCTTCAGTCAATTCGCTGATCTTCTTCCACACCAGAGACTGACCATCTTCCGACAGACATCGAATTTGGTGGTCGTCAGTTCCAGTGACTGACTTACCGTCGTCTAGGACCACTTTCTTGCACTCACGGACCCCGTTGTCAAACACGTTGTCGACTACTGAAGGACCTTCAAGAGTTGGAACTTGATCACCGATCTGCATGTCCTTGATAGCCTTGGTAGAACCATCTAGCAGAGTGATCTGAGTATTCTCTTCAAGACAGAACCACGGACTATTGTTGATACCATCCAACACTGGCTTCCAAAGAAGAGTCGCTGCGTCAGAGAATCGCAACGCTACGAAAGTGAACACCAACGGAGTGGCGGACGAAACACCACGACATATCCCAGCCAACTTTGGATACATCACATATTTGTGAGTCAGATACTCAACACCAGAAGCTGTGGTCGTAGATTTACCTGCGCGTTGTCCGATGCACAGGTTCATTTCCACATATTCATTGAGCTCGTGGTTACGAATGAACTCTGACTTGTGACCACCACACTTGGGACAAACACCATATTCTGTGAGCTGCAGAAACTCGCTCATCTCACGCCCGTCCATGTCAACGGGTGTGTTCATGATGTTCTTTAACCTAGCCTTCGGTGTGCAGCGAGGACACATTTCAGCGAACAAACTCAACATCAGCCACATCTGCCGGCTGAACGGGAATTTGGAATCAGGTCCACGGAAATTGGAACAGAAGTCAAAGAAGTTCTTGGCTTCCTTGAAATCACCTTCAGGCAACTTGATGTTCCGTGGCACACCAGTCAAAGGATCGACAGCTTTCCCAACCAACTTCACCAGATCGAATTCGTTGTCTTCATCAATCTTGATCGTTGCATCGTAATCGTCTGGGTATTGATCAAACGGATTCCCGTTCACGTCAACGATCTTCTTTGGAGCAACACCAAACAGTTCGTCAACAAATCTGCGAGAGCTATGCTCGAAACTACCGTGACTAGTTTTCTTTCTCTTCTTTTTCTTATGAACGTGTGACTGCGGTTGCGTGATTAGGTTGTCGAGTTTCATAACGTGTGTGTGACCAGGTACAGGTTGTTCTTCTGTGTGCGTGTGTACGTGTGAGATTCCTACCACTCAAATTACGTCAATTCCTCGAAAAGAGAAATTTTCAAACCGAGCGTAACAACGCAAAAGGACCCAAATAAGGGTCCTTTAGATCGTTTCTCCTGGTCAAAACACAGATGATTTGGCTCTCGCGATATACTCAGCCCGCATCAAACGAGCTTCACTCCTGGTTAGTTCATATTGATCAACCAGAAATCGAATGATTCTAAGGTGAGTCGCATCTCTCACTTTGCCCTTGATGAAATCCAACGGGAATCCTGCTTTGCCATCAGTCAACTGTTGCATCATTTCGTCCACATTGTCCAACGCGGTCAACAAGGATTGTGTNCTGGGCATGACCTCCTCCAGAAAGAATTTGGACGTCTTATCAACGTTTGCCATCAATTGTTTGGTGAACAATTCACGTTGTCTATGAGTTACCTTGTTCTTGTAGTTGACGGCCTTCTGTTCAGGAGGCGCTTTCTTGACCTTCAATATCTTTGGTGGACGAAGTACGTAGAAGATGAAATGATTCTTCCCGTTCAGGAATCTGTGACGAGAATGACCTTGGCGTTCGGCCTTCGCGTCCATCATCTTCATCTTCTGATAGATGTGTTCAACGCTCTTTTCTTTTCCTTTGGATTTCTCCAACGCTCTGCGTATAAACTCTTTCTTAGCCGCCTTCGTCGCACGCTTGAACCCAGAACCGATATCCTCTTTTTGGACCAGATACCATACTGGTGATGGGCCTTCTCCGCTGTATCTATTCATGTGGATCTCCCATCTTAGGATCGTTAGCAGGTTCAAACATGTGACCAACTTTTGGAAATACGTACATTGGAACTACCTGCATGTCACCTACTGGGAAGAAACTATTTAACCACGCGTTATGCATCATCAAGTGACGTTTCTCATTGTCAATCATCGTCGGTTATATCTTTTAGGTATTCTGGGTCTGCTTCTGACGATCCACTTCCATTAGTGCCTTTCCCACGCGATCCTTTCTTGCACTTCTTTTTGGACGTTGTAGTTGATGCACTGGAATACGTGTCACGTTCTTCAGACGTCATGCTGCGAATCTGCATACACGCCATGTTGGTCTTCAAGTTGAAGTCGAACAATTCACCGTTCCGTGCCTTTGTTTGCGAGATAGCCATGATCCCAGCTTCTCTGGTTTCTTTGTTCGAAACGAAAGTCCAACAGTAGTTCGAGTGTTCACGAATTGACTGAGCGTATCTAATTTTCCCTTCCTCTGATACTTGGCACAACAGGACAATGATTATATTGTGTGTCTCTGCGTACACCTTGCAATAACGAGCAACTGCTCCAAGCTTCTGCCATTGGTCATCACCATCAATGCCCTTCAGCAAAGAGATGTAGTCGATCACGACGATTGACGGATTCATGGTGTAGGTACACGCCAGAATCTCTTCAATTGTCATGTCAGACTTAGGTTTGAAGAATGTTAGGCTTCCACCCTTCTCTTTCCTACGAGTGACGAACTTGCGATACGCTTTCTTGTACTTGCGTTCTTCACCCTCTGACAGTTTGCGGAACAGAATCTTTCTTACATCGAGCTCGGCTGCGTTCGCCATAGCACGAGCAGTCATCTCCTCCTCAGTCATCTCCAGCGGGACCATGCAGACATCTTCACCCATGTCTGACCAATTGATACCCAGCTGAGATGCTAACGCACTTTTGCCACCACCTGAACTTCCACCGATGGTGAATAGGTTGCCTGGAGATATACCTCCGTTCTTGGAGTCGAATTCGTCGAATCCAGTTGGAACGTAGTTGGCTTCGTTCTTCTTGAGAAGGCGCTTGACGATCTTGTCAGCGTTGTTGCCAGTGCCGAAACGAACTACGATCGCGTCATCTGATCGCTTCTGTCTCAGCTGAACTAAGTCTTCTCCAGTCTGATCGAGGATCTCCTCGATGTTGACCTTCCCCTTACGCAGATGCTTGACTACTCTGTCTGAAAGATCGTACAGACCACGCATCTGTCGATATTCATTCAGCTGAC